GTGACTAACCAACCACCATCTTTTTCAGATGTAATCGAATAATCTTTGAGAATATCTTGTATCTTCTTTTTACCTTCTTGTACTTGATTATATAAACTTACATACTTTGTCATTTTAAATCCTTTCAGGGTTGACCGATGCCGAGTTTCCCCGACATCGGGAAGTTAAGGTAGTGTTAAGCTACCTTTGATTGCTTGTCAAGATCAAAGATGATCTCGACTACTTTGTTCAGATCAAGACCTCTTTCGATCATAAGAGCTACAAAGTCCTCTTCAGTATTGAGAGGGATCTTTACAGTTTCTTGCTGTGGTTCAGCTTGGCTTTCAGCATTTTCCCCGACATCGGGAGTTTCTGCTTCAGCAGTTTCATCAACAGAAGGTTGAAGAGATTTCTTGTACATCTTCAAAAGATAGCTGATTGAAGTGATAGGCTTTCTATCTCTCTTCTTGGGAAGACTATCGATGAAAGTTTGCATTGAACCATCTTCAACAGCTTGGAAGTAAGCTTTACCTTCTGACAATCTTTGTGAAGAGAAGTTCTTTCGAAGAAGCTCAAGATCAGACTTGCTATCTGTTGACTTGGCTTCATCGAAGTCTCTACCAAGCTTGAAGCCTTGGCTAAGATCTTTTTCAATCTGCATTTTCTTGGCTTCTTTGCTGTAATTGATACCAGTATCAAGTTTGTAAGCTCTGTTGATGGCTGACTTGATAGCCTTCTCTTCTTTGATCCTTTCTTCAATTCTGGAAGTTAAAGTGTTGTTGTAGTTTTCGAAAGCTTTTTGAGTTGAATTTTCCATGTTATTTCCTTTCAGTTGGGTTTTGATTAATCTTTTAATTTTACTCTTTCAGAGCATTCGGCATTCACTTTCTTGAAGACATCTTTCAAAGCAGAGTAGACCAAGTTAACTTGAGGATCAGTACCATCGGCATTCTGAACCATGAAATCCATCTTATCTGCTAAAGCATTTGATATGATTACCAGTTCTGCAAATCCAAATTTTTCCATTTTACTTAACCTTTCTTTTTTTTTAAGAGTTTCACTAAACGTTCAACTCTTAAAAAAAAAGTAAGGGTAAGTAGTACTCTGTAGTGCTTCTCTCTCTAGGAGAGAAAGATTTTCACCTCTTTGAAGACTATTCTTTAGAGGTGGATTTCTCCCGACATCGGGAAGTTTTGAGGGGTATGGTTTGGTAGCTGAAAGGATAAGCATAGGCTCTTCATTTTGCTACCACTTTTCAAAAACCAAACCCCTTTCCCACCTTTTGAAGTGGCAACTGATTGCATAACAGTTTCCAAGATCTGCTGAAACCCCTTATCTGATGGGGTCATAGCACTCACATAGTTCATCAGAATGGACAGATCTATCCCACCATGTTACTACCTGCATCATCTCTACTAGAAGATGACGTGGGCGTGGGACACCTAGGGGGTATGCGTATATATGCTTGTACAAATACACAGATCAGGAAAATTAAGTGTTAACCACAATAGAATATCATGTACAGAGAGTGTCAAATAATGTGTATTGACCTACGCAGCGAGACATGATATAATTATGTATAACCAAATTCCGGGGGCATAGTTAAACTACAATAGTTAAACTAAAACTAAGTTTACTATTATTATAATATAACTAATTTACAGTACATACTATATAGTAATAGTACCCCCTCCGTACATTTATTTAATTTATTGATTGACAATGGGCAAAAAATCCGTAAAACTATACACAGACAATGTTATTGAAGCATTCTATGATGCCGTACTCAATAATCGTCTTGATAAACTTCATATCCCCCACAGTGACGTGTTCTACGTCAGGGCTGCAGTAGAAGCCCACTATGGGCGATCCTTTACATTGGAGCATGTAGAGAGAGCCATGAGAGCCGAGGGATGGACTGACAGTATCAGTCACAACAAAGAAAGCACATAAAGGGAGTAAAAAATTATGTCTAAAGCAAAGATCTTAAAAGAACTTTTAAAACTAGCATCAGATGCACCAAAACCAAAAAAGAAAACTAAGCAAACAGAAGCCGAGAAAAAAAAGATAGGTGGTAAAGAAAAAGATATAAAGGGTGTAGGAAGATTTGCCGAACCTGAAAAGGGACACTTGAAACAAGTCAAGGGTAAAAAGGGCAAGGTCATGGACGAGCAAAAGCACAAAGGTTTAGATAAACCAAAGATGGGTGACTTTGTTAGACAACAAGCTCGTGGGGCTAAAAAAGCTGAAAAGGGTATGACTCCCATGCAAAGACTACAAAGAGAGTATGAAGGTCTAACTAAGGCTGCTAAACTAAAAGAAATGCGTAAGGGCAAAGAGAGTAAATATTTTTCCGTAATTAAAAAGATTGGCAAAGGATTTGCTTCTGGAGGATCAGGTGAAGGTATAGATCCAAAGGCTATTAAGACTAAAGGTCAGTTTGAAAATTTACTGGCAAAAGGCAAGCTAGAGCATATACCAAATGCAAAGCTTGTTGATATAGCTATAAAGGTTGGGTTTGTAAAAGGTGAAGACCTGATGGCTAAAGGGGGAACTATGATGAAGAAAAAAGGCATGGCTAAAGGTGGCATGAAGAAAAAAGGTATGGCTATGGGTGGACTCAAGAAACCTGCCGCAGGTCAAACTGGACTCAAGAAGCTACCTACCCCTGTACGAAATAAAATGGGCTACGCTAAAAAGGGTGGCTCAATGAAGAAAAAAGGTTACGCTATGGGTGGCATGAAGAAGAAGGGCTACGCAGCAGGAGGTATGTCTGTTACTTATAGAGTAGGTGGCATGGCTAAAGGAAAAATGTACGGAAGTGTTGACAACCGAAAGAAGAAGTAGTATAATTATGTCACTATGGCATATCTTCAAAGTAACATTCCGTATTTCAAAGCTTGGGTAAGACGAGAGTATACCTGTAACTTTAGTCAGTATCATGGTGAGTTTTTACACTGCATGGTTATTGCAGTGACTACAATGCCTAACAGATCACTCAGCTTTCAAGTAATCTTTACTGGCTGTGAATCTGATGACACTGACGAGCCAAATGTACACGGTGGTGCTATGTGGGCGAGAATGCCCATCACAGCCTTAGTAGGAGACACTCCTTTTGAACAGTGGGCTGAAGAAATGCCACCGTACATTGCTCAACCTTGGGACTGTATGTCTCATGATCACAGTGTATACGTATTAGACAGAGCTACACCTGCACCTTGGATAGCTAAAGTTGACGGTGAGTTCTACCCTGCTAAGTATTATTTTACTGTAGACTATACGAACAGTGAGATAGCTGACGATCCTGCACAACATAAACAGTCACACGTATTAGAACTGATGGATGCAGGTAAATATACAGGAAATATCGTGGCATTACCTAATAATAGAGTCAGAGTGACCCACCCTGCATGGTTCGAAACAGGAGAAGGACCACCAGACTTTAGACCTTCCCAGAGAATCTTTCATTCAAAACAAGACACCGACTATGTATGGGATACCAGAAGGGTATTTAATAACTTATACGAGGATAATTATGGTAGCGAAAGCAAAAGCAACAATAAAAAAAGTAGCAGGAAAGTTAAAAAAGGCTAGTAAAGCTCACGCAGGACAAGCAAAAGCTTTATCAGCTATAAAATTAAATAAAGGTGGTAGCACTGTAAACAAAGCAGGTAACTATACCAAGCCCGGAATGCGAAAAAGAATGTTCTCAGCCATAAAAGCAGGATCAAAAGGAGGTAATCCCGGACAGTGGTCTGCAAGAAAGGCACAATTACTAGCAACACGGTACAAAAAAGCAGGTGGGGGCTATAAGTAATGGCTGACCCTAAGGTTGGCACAGGCAAAAAGCCTAAAGGAAGTGGGCGAAGGCTCTATACGGATGAGAATCCTAAGGATACAGTAGGTATCAAGTATGCTACGGTAGAAGATGCAAAGAAAACTATTACAAAAGTTAAAAAGATTAACAAGCCCTATGCGAGGAAAATCCAAATCCTCACCGTTCTTGAGCAACGAGCTAGGTTTGCAGGAAAAACTGAGCAAGCTGCCCTTGCAAAGAAGGCAAAAGAACAACTAAGGAGACAGCATGGCACTAAAAGCAAGTCAAAGAAGTCTTAAATCATGGTCAAAGCAAAAATGGAGAACAAAAAGTGGTAAGCCCAGTAAGCAAACTGGAGAACGCTATCTTCCAACAGCTGCAATCAAGGCTCTATCACCCCAAGAGTACGCAGCAACAACTAAAGCTAAAAGAAAAGGCACAGCGTCAGGCAAACAATTCGTTAAACAACCTAAAAAAATCGCTAAGAAAACGAGAAGTTATCGAAAAGTTACATAATATAGGATATTTTGAAAATGATAGTTAAGGCATGGTTCATAGTAGCAGTAATGTCTGGTGTATACACAGACGGAACTAAGGATATATTTATATTTCAGAACCCACCAGATCACGGACACTTTCATAGTTCACATATGTGTCAAAAGTTTATAGGAGATCATCCTTTTAAGCTCGCAAGAGCTTTAATTAAACAGTATGGCAACAGACCACCAGAGCAGATCATGTGTGTACCTGAAGAAACAGTTGAAATGTTTATGGAGCAGGGTGGCAAACGAGGAGAACCTACCTAGTGCTATACGAGCCTACCTGCGAAGTATGTGGTAGTCACATTGAAGATGATAGATGTGAGGTATGTGAACATACTGGGGACAATGGTAATTGGGTAAAGGAAGTTATAAAGGATAAAGATGACTCCAGAGACACTTGACAGATGGCGAATACTACCAAGACTTATGATGCTAGTGATGACAGGAGTTTATATACGTTGTATAGAATGGGCTTTGAGTCAGCCAGAGTTGACCACACAACAGGCAGGACTAATATCAGTGATTACAGGAGCGATGACAGGCAGTTTCGCCATATGGATGGGAGCAGAGAAAGCAGAACCCAAGATAATGGAGAGGGAAGAACGATGAGAAAGTATTTTAAAAGATTATGGTGTGCATTGTGGAACAAGAAGTGTCATGATGAGTGTGACTGCGTATAATGATAGGAACTATACTTAGCTCTGTATCTACTTTAGCGTCATCCTACATAGAGGGCAAGACAGCCATACAAAAGGCTGAAGCTACTATAAGGATGAAAGAAGCAACAGGAGAGATTGACTGGGACTTAGCTGCTATGAGGGCATCCCAAAGCTCGTGGAAGGACGAATGGCTAACTTTGCTTTTCAGCATTCCTCTGGTACTGAGCTTTATGGGTGAGTGGGGCAGGGGCATAGTAGCAGATGGCTTTACTGCACTCGCAGGTATGCCACAGTGGTATCAGATAGCGTTAGGAGCTATTGTAAGTGCAAGCTTTGCCACACGTTCTGCTAGTAAGTTATTTAATATGAGGAAGAAATGAGGTTAGGTTGGTTACTAAATAGTATGATGGCAATTTTAGTATTGTTTACGTTTATAGTAGTAATATTCTAAGGAGTAATAATGGCATTTAAGTTATCAGGAAGAAGTTTAAATAAATTAGAAGGTGTACATCCTACAATGGTAGACACAGTTAAACGTGCCATTGAACTGAGTAAGGTGGACTTTGGAGTGATTTATGGTGTCCGTTCCCTTGCAGAACAAAATAGATTGTATGAAGCAAAAAGATCACAGACCATGAAGTCTAAACATCTTGTGCAGGAAGATGGATACTCACATGCTGTAGATTTAATGGCTTATGATGGCAGTGACCCAAGTTGGGACATCGTGATGTATGATGATATAGCAGACGCAATGAAAAAAGCAGCACTAGAAACTGGTGCAAAAATTTGTTGGGGAGCTTCATGGCATATAGATGACATAACTAAATGGGACGGTACAATGCAAGAAGCTATGAATGCTTACATAGACCTAAGACGATCACAGTCACGTACCCCATTTATTGATGGTCCTCACTTTCAATATACAACATGACATCGAAGGTACGAAAAACAAAAAGAGATACCATGAAAGGTATGTCTATTAAAAGTGGGGACAAGCGACCTACTAAGTCAGGGGCAGGTATGACTGCCAAAGGAGTTGCCAAGTACAACAGACGAACAGGTGGCAACTTAAAAACAGCAGTTACTGAAAGTAAACCTAGTAGTAAAGCGAGAGCAGCCAGAAGAAAATCATATTGTGCTAGAAGTGCAGGACAGATGAAAAAGTTTCCCAAGGCAGCTAAAGACCCAAACAGTAGACTACGACAAGCTAGAAGAAGATGGAAGTGTTAGATGACTAGACAACTTACAGAAAAACAACAGAAGTTTTTAGACGTGCTATTTGATCAGGCAGGTGGTGATATAGGTTCTGCTATAAAGCTTGCAGGATATGCAGAAGGGGTAAGTCCTTCTCAGATGGTTACAGCTTTGAAAGAAGAAATACTAGAAGCTACACAAACATATATGGCACGTAATGCACCAAAGGCTGCAGTAGCCATAACAAGTAGTTTAGATGATCCTACACAGTTAGGTATACGAGATAGAATGTCTGCTGCTAGGGAGTTACTAGATAGAACTGGTTTAATTAAAACTGAGAAAGTTCAAGTAGAAACGTCAGGTGGGGTTATGCTTATGCCCCCTAAAAATAAAGAAGAATGAGAAACAGGTCACTAGGCAAGTGGAAGCTACCACAGCCTACAGATTTAAAAGATGATAACGAGTGGATGCCCATACCACGTATTGCACGAACAATACCATTTGGGTATGAGTTAGATCCTGAAGATAACAATTTATTAAAACCTATAAAGATAGAGTTAGATTTATTAGAACAAGCAAGGAAGTATATAAAACAATACTCGTACAGGCAAGTTGCTAACTGGTTATCTAAAAATAGTGGACGAGATATATCCCACGTAGGTTTGATGAAAAGATTAAAGAATGAACGACAACGACAGAACCAAGCTCTCAGCCTACGCAAGTGGGCAGACTATGCCCAAAAGGCGATCCAAAAAGCCGAAGAGATCGAAGAAAGTAGAACAGGAGCAAAGCAAGACTCAGAAGTTAGCCCTGCCTGAAGAAGAACTTTTACCGATAGAAGAAGCACGTAATGTTATTTTTCAGCCTAACAAAGGACCACAAACAGAGTTTCTTGCAGCAAGTGAAAGAGAAGTTCTATACGGTGGATCAGCAGGAGGTGGCAAGTCCTACGCAATGTTGGCAGACCCTTTGCGTTATATGGGACACCCATCGTTTAGTGGCTTACTACTGCGTCACACTACAGAAGAGTTAAGAGAACTTATATTTAAAAGTCAGGAACTCTACCCTAAAATCTGGAAGGGTATTAAGTGGTCAGAACGAAAGATGCAGTGGGTAGCACCATCAGGTGCAAGACTATGGATGTCATATCTCGACAGAGATGATGATGTACTACGATACCAAGGACTAGCATTTAGTTGGATAGGATTTGACGAACTTACACAGTGGGGTACACCATTCGCTTGGAACTACATGAGATCACGTCTAAGATCTACATCTCCCGATCTACCTGTGTATATGAGAGCTACAACAAACCCGGGAGGACGAGGACACCACTGGGTAAAGAAGATGTTTATTGACCCTTCACCGTATAATATTTCATTCAATGCCACCGACATCGAATCAGGAGAAGAACTTAAATATCCTGCAGGACACCAAAGAGCAGGACAGCCACTATTTAAACGTAGGTTTATACCTGCTAGACTTACAGATAACCCTTACCTCTCAACTCAGGGCGATTATGAAGCAATGCTTTTATCCCTTCCTGAACAGCAAAGAAGACAACTACTGGAAGGCGATTGGGATATTAAAGAGGGAGCAGCTTTCACCGAGTTTGATCGCAACATACATGTGGTTGAGCCTTTTCGTATACCTAGCAATTGGGTTAAGTTTAGGGCATGTGACTATGGGTATGGAAGTTATTCTGCCGTTGTATGGTTTGCTGTTAGCCCATCAGAACAGTTAGTAGTATATAGAGAAATGTATGTATCAAAAGTATTAGCTACTGATCTAGCTGATATGATATTAGACGCAGAAGCAGAGGATGGTAATATAAAGTACGGAGTATTAGACAGTTCACTCTGGCACAAACGTGGAGATACAGGACCTAGCCTAGCAGAACAGATGATTATGAAAGGCTGTAGGTTCAGACCTTCTGATAGAAGTAGAGGAAGTAGGGTATCAGGTAAAAATGAAATACATAGAAGATTACAAGTTGATGAATTTACAGAAGAACCACGTTTGGTTTTTTTTAGCACATGTACTAACACAATTTCGCAACTACCTGCAATACCACTTGATAAAAAAAATCCTGAAGATATAGACACAAATTCAGAAGATCACTTGTATGACGCTTTAAGATATGGTATAATGTCAAGACCAAGGTTTAGTATATTTGACTATGATCCTGCAGGAGGGCATACTAACTCAATGCCTGTAGCAGACGCAACATTTGGGTATTAATATGGCAGAAGAAGAAGAAATAATGATGGATGACACGTCTATAGCTATTGATGACGTAGCTGAAGAAGGTGGACAGGACGAAACAAAAAGTTATAATATCATACCATTTATTATGGACAGATACAAAAAAGCTGATGACTATAGAGAACAAGATGAACAGAGATGGTTAAGAGCCTATAGAAACTACAGAGGTCTATATGGTTCTGATGTGCAGTTTACAGAAGCTGAAAAGTCACGAGTATTTATTAAAGTTACAAAAACAAAAACACTTGCAGCATATGGGCAAATAATAGATGTGCTATTTGCTAATAATAAATTTCCTTTAACTGTAGAGCCTACAACCCTACCAGAGGGTGTAGTATCAGATGTAAGCTTTGATCCTAAAGAACCTGAAAGTATTAGAAGTAGACTAGATGAAATGGAAAGCCCATACGGTTTTTCAGGAGATGGACAAGATTTACCTGCAGGGGCTACTCAAAAAACGCTGATGGATAAATTAGGACCATTACAAGGTAAGTTTGATGATATAGATAATTTAAGAGAGGGTGTAGGTAAAACACCTACAGCTATTACATTTAGTCCTGCAATGATTGCTGCAAAGAATATGCAGAAAAAGATACACGATCAACTAGAAGAGTCCAATGCCAATAAGCATCTACGAAGCACAGCCTTTGAGATGGCTTTATTTGGTACAGGTGTTATGAAAGGACCGTTTGCTGTAGATAAAGAATATCCAAACTGGGATGACGAAGGTCAATATTCTCCTGTATTTAAAACAGTGCCACAAGTTTCACATGTATCAGTATGGAACTTTTTTCCTGATCCTGATGCTAACAATATGGATGAAGCACAGTATGTAATAGAAAGACATAAGCTGTCTCGTACACAGTTACGTGCATTAAAAAAACGACCACATTTTAGATCTCAAGTTATAGAGGACGCTATAGCTATGGGAGAAAACTACAACAAAGAATACTGGGAAGATGATCTATCTGACTATTCACCTGAACATGCAATAGCACGATTTGAGGTATTAGAGTATTGGGGTACAGCAGATGTAAGCATGTTAAAAGATCAACAGATAGAAATACCTGATGAGCTAGATGACTTTGACGAAGTACAGATAAATGCATGGATATGTAATAATAAAGTTATACGAATGGTGCTTAACCCATTCAAACCTGCAAAGATACCCTACATGGCAGCACCCTATGAGCTTAACCCATACAGTTTTTTTGGTGTGGGTATAGCAGAGAATATGGACGATACACAGACATTGATGAACGGTTTTATGCGTATGGCTGTAGACAATGCTGTAATGTCAGGTAATCTGCTTATAGAGATAGATGAAACTAATCTAGTTCCCGGACAAGACCTGAGTGTATATCCCGGAAAAATATTTAGAAGACAAGGGGGCGCACCCGGACAAGCTATTTTTGGTACAAAGTTTCCAAACGTAGCTAATGAGAACATGCAACTATTTGATAAAGCTAGAGTGCTTGCAGACGAAAGTACAGGACTGCCAAGTTTTGCTCATGGACAAACTGGTGTATCAGGTGTAGGACGAACTGCATCAGGTATATCTATGTTGATGAACGCAGCAAGTGGTGGTGTAAAGAATGTTATAAAGAATGTAGATGACTATTTATTAAGACCCCTAGGTGAAGGGTTGTTTAGATTTAATATGCAGTTTGACTTTGATAAGAATACTAAAGGAGACTTAGAAGTAAAAGCTCGTGGCACAGAAAGCTTAATGGCTAACGAAGTGCGTAGTCAAAGACTTATGCAGTTCTTACAAATATCAAGCAATCAAGCTCTTGCACCCTTTGCAAAGTTTCAGTACGTAATAAGAGAAATAGCTAAGTCACTAGACCTAGACCCAGATAAAGTAACCAACAACATGGACGAAGCTGCCTTACAAGCAGAGATCATGAAAAAATTTCAGCAACCCCCTGAAGCACCCAAGCCCCCTGCAGGAGCAGACGCACAAGACCCAACAGGAGCAGGTGGTGCAACAATAGGTACAGGACAAGTTCCTTTACCACAGGAACAAGGATTTACAGGAAATGAACAACAACAACCAAGTCAACAACCTACAGGACAAACTACTCAGCAAG